TAGGTAGCATTACTTGCTCTAGTAAAAGTAATTCTTGGGTCTAATACTTTTGAGTTCGCAAAGTCTAAATTAAGTGATGGTCTAATAGAGTGTCTTGTTGGTGCTACATCTGTAATACCTTGTTGAATAGTGTCAAAGGAAGTTCCATTGTAAACCTTAACTGCATTGGCATTTGTATCATATACTAAATCACCTTCATCATTATCTACTGATGGTTCACCTGCTTGTACTCTGTATCTTTCTCCAAAGTTATTGACTGTTCCAATATTATTAGCAACTTCATTTACATTGGCAATTGAACCTGCGACTGTGGTTACATTAGCATTAGCTCCTGCAACTGTATTAATGTTTGCACTATTTGCATTGACTGCATTAATATTAGTCGCATTACCTGCTACGGCATTAATATTTGCTGAATTTCCTGCAACTGAATTTACGTTAGCAATATTAGTAGCTACAGAATTTACATTAGCAATTGAACCTGCAACTGTATTTACGTCAGCTATATCTGTTGCGACTGTTCCAATATCAGTTGCGTCACCTGCAACTGCTGTTACGTCTGCTGATATACCTGCAACTGTTGTTACATTTCCTGATATTCCTGCTACTGTAGAAACATTAGCGTTGTTTCCTGCTACTGTGTTTATATTAGCACTATTAGCATTGACTGCATTTATGTTTGAACTGTTTGCATTTACAGCGTTTATGTTTGTTGCATTACCTGCAACTGCATTAATATTTGTAGAATTACCTGCTACAGAATTTACGTTGGCTATATCTGTAGCAACAGTATTAACATTAGCTATGTTAGTACCTACAGTATTAACATTAGTTATATTGTTAGCAACAACTTCTATTTCTGAAGTTGCTTCGTTTAAATCATTTGCTACTGTTTCTACTTCAGAGATTGCTTCGTTTAAATCATCAGCAACTTTAATTACATCATTGATGTTAGTAGCTACTGTGTTTACTGAAGCTATGTTTGTAGCAACTGTTGAAACATTTGCATTGTTTCCTGCGACTGTAGTTACGTTTCCTGAAATACCTGCTACTGTTGTGACATCTGAACTAATACCTGCAACTGTAGTGATGTTTGGTAAATTAGTTGAGATAAACTGTTTGTTTACTGCGTCTGTATTATCTACAGGGTTTGCTACATTTTTTAATCTTTTATTTTGTACATCCCAGTTAAAGTCTACGTTATCTAATGATATTACGTCACCCGCTTTATCTATAGCTTCTTGAGACATATAGAAAGCTTGGTCACTATCAGTGTCTAAATCGTTTTCAGTTAAAACTGAACCTGAAACATAATCTACTAATTTTGTTGTTTGACTTGTTGTTCTTCTTATTTCAATAGCGGCACCATTAGCCGGTGCTGTAGTGAATGTAAGATTAGTACCTGCGGCATCTAAAGTATATGCTGTAACACTAACACCCGCTACGGTAGCAGATAAATCCTCTGTGCTACGGTAACTAAAAGGAATAGCGTATGTAGTAGTTGTACCGTTTCCGGTGTATCTTACAAATGAATTTGCCATATTTGTGTTTTATCTCTTCTAAAAGGGGTACTTTATTATTCTATAGCTTCCATAAACTCACTAAGAGCGCTTTCAGCTTTTTCTCTTATAAATAAGTTACGTTTATCAAGGGTTTCTTGTAATACTGGAAACTCTTTCCACATTCGTTTAAATGCTTCTCGTTCTACTTTGTGTACTATATCTAATAAATATTTTTGTTGGTAATCATTACCCGCTACTATTCCCTCAGGTAATCTGTATAAAGCACTTCTTTTATCTTTAACAATTGTTTCAATTAAATCTTTTAATTTATAATTTTTACCTTTGTAAGGTATATCAATTTCAGATTTTAATTCCAACATTCTATCATATGCAGTTTGACCGTTATCATTTTTTAATGTTCTTAAATCAATACCTGTATATCTATCTGTTTTTTGTGGTGCTTTATAATTTAATTCTCTATCTTGAAAGAATTTAGTAGTTTCATTATTTTTAAAATTAGTCATAGCAAAAGGTGATGACCATAAACCAGTCTTTCCACCTAAACCAAATAACCACCCATTCTTTCTATCTATTTTTTCACCAAACATATTACGTTGTGGCATAATTCTGTCTTTATCGCTAAATGGATTTAATGTTCTTAATCTATCATTAAATGTAAACAACTCTCTTTGGTAATCATCTGTTACTCTACTAGTGTATCTTAAACCCCCTGACAACGGTGTTATTTTAAATATACCTCTAGCTAGAATAGATGAACCAATTCTATCTGGAGCTCTTGATTTCATAAAATCATCACTAAAGAAAAAGTTTGCTGTCTCTAAAATATTTTTTGTATAAAATTTAGATGTTAAATTTCTAGTAATAGAAGCTACTACACCCATTCCTAATTCTAAATATTTATTTTCTACTTCTTCAGGTAAATCATCATTGTGTTTAAATAAATCACCAAAAGCATCTATTACATCAGCCGCAATAAAAAATGGAAACATAATAGGGTCTAATCTATTTGCAGAAATATATCTACCATCTTCTGTTTGAATTGAATATTGTTGCCATCCAGTTGTTCTTTCTCTTTCCCTGTTTTCTTTCCAATCTCTTGAGCCCCCACCTGTTACTTTACCATTTATAGCCGCAAATATTGCCGCAGACCATAACATCCAACCTGCCTGTATTCTAGCATTAGCTTCTGCCGCCGCTTCTGGATTTAAATATTTACCATCAGTACCTTTTGCTAACATGTGCCTCATTTGAAATTGAAAACGACCTAAAAAAGGTAAATGTTGAAAATTCCATCTTAATAAGTTTGAAGGTGTATTAATAAAATGTAACCCCGCAACTCTTAACCATTTATTTTTATTAGTAGCAGATAATATCCAACCAGTTACTTTTCCTTCTCTTTTACCTGTTTTAGGATTTATAGAATAAGCTGATTGAGTATAAGAACCTTCTCTAGCATATTGTAAGGGGTCATTTAAATGTGCACTAACAGTGCCATCTGTTTCTTTAGCCGCACCACCTTCGCTTAAATATTCTTGTTCTAATTGTTTAAATCTTTTTTTGTATTCTAATCTATTTTTACGACCATAAATACCAATATCAGGTGTTTCATCTAATATTCTTGATTGTATAGTAGATGCCATTCTAGCTTTAAACATCATTGTTTTAAGAAATTCATCACCTGCTGATAATACTCTCATAGGTAAACTTGTTACATATGATACAGGCTCAACTATTCCTTTTTGTAAACCTCTACCAACAACACCTAAAGGTTCAGTAAGTAAAGCACCTGTTTCATTCATAAATCTTTGTAATTGACCTTGTTTAATATTAGCATCATATTTCATTTGTCTGCTATCAAGTATTGGTCTTCCTAAATAAAAACTTTTTAAAGCTCTTTTTAATGCATGTCCTATAAAAGTATATTGATAAATATATGTTTGTAAAGCTTCTCTAGCCACAACCTTAGCTCGTGCTGTGTCTTTGAATGATAAGTTAGCTGACCTTAATAACATTACAAAAGGTTTCCACTGTGTTTGTGTAAGACCTGAAATAATGTTTAGAATATGTGTATCAGGTGAGGATAATAAATTATTGTTTACATACTCTGCCGCTAAATCCCATTTGTTAACTTTACGAGCATTTTGCAATGCTAAAATAATTTGTGTATCATCATCTAATAATGAAACTGCTTTCCAAAAAGCTTCAGGGTCACCTTCTTTTAATTGTTTCATTTTAATATCTTCAGGCTCTAGTATTAAAGAAATAGCTTTATCTTGGTCTTTAACAATTCTCCCTGCCGCAGTAGCTCTAGCATAGTTTTCTTGTAATGATTTTTGAACATCCATTAATTCATTTAAAACATCATTACGTAATTCTAATTCTTTAATAATATTTTGTTTTTCTTTAGGTGTTAAATCAACTCTATTTAATTCATTAGATAATTTAACTATATCTTCACTTTCTTTAATCATGCTGTTACCATGTGCAACGACTAAACTAGCAACTTCTCTATCTTCTTTTGATTTTGACTTAGCTAATTTTCTTAATTTTTTAGGGTCAGCTCCTATTTTTTCAGCAACATCTTCAATCTGTTTAAAAGACATTTTATCTGTACCAATGATTTCGCTCATCTCATTAGCTTGATTTTTTAAATAAGTTAATGCCGCACCTCTTTTATATCTTGTATAATTAAATGGTGTTAATGGTGGTTTATCTTTAGTAGATATACCTGCATCTGCTGTTTCTCTTAAATTTCTAATTCTAACATCTGTAGTGTCACCAACTAAACTGCTTTTAGCTTCTATTCTATCTATATTTTCTTTACTTAAATTTTGATAATAAACATTTTTATCTTTTTTAATATACAAATCTTCAAACAATCTTTTACCTGTTATAGTGTCTCTACCATAATTTTGTAAATCTTGAAGTTGTTTTACTGACGTGTTTTTTAAATTTCTATTTGTTAATTTAAAACCACCGTAAGAAAATCCTGCACCAAACACTGTTCCAAAACCAAAACCTGCCGCAGTTGATATTGCTGATTGTTTTAAATCAAATTCATCTTGTACACCTGTTTGAATAGCTGTTGTTTGTAACATAGCATCTTGAGCTAGTGTAGTTCCTGCACCAATAGCACCTTCATACAAAGCACCTTTTTTAATAGCTTGTCCTAATGCTTGTTTCTCAGCTTCTTTAGCCGCTATTTTTAAACTTTCTTCTGATATTTCTTTTGCAATTTTACCTTTTAATGCTTGTTTTAAAGTTTCTTTATAAGCTTGTTTTGCCGCTTGTCCACCGACACCAAAACCAACTAAATTAACTGGGTCAGCTATTAGAGCCCCGCCATTGTCAATTAACCACGAACTAAAACTTCTATTAGGGTCATCCCAAAAAGAAGGTAACATTTGATAAGTTTGTTGTATGTACGCAAATTCTTTTAATCTATCTGCATTTTCTTCACCAATAGCATTAGCCATGTCCATACCCATAGAAACAGTGTTGTTATTTCTCCAACTTCTATCGTTATAAAAATATTCTAATAAATCAGCATTAGACATTTCATCAAAGACATACTTACCACGTGTTGTATATGCTTCATCACCATCTCTATATTTATAATAACTTTTTAATGTATTATAAAAACGTTCTGTTTGTATTTCTTCTAATGCACTTTCAGCATCTTTAGCTTTTTTTAATTTAGCACTTTGTATTCTTTCACTTTTCTGCCTTCTAACTCTATCAGGTGTTCTCTCTATTTTTGTTGTAGCTTCTTCTTCTTGTAGTATGTCCCAATTAATTTCAGCCATAAAATATTATCCTGTTGATAGTTCTTTTATTATTTTTAATAAATTATCTACATTAACACCATATGTTTCTGCTAGTTTACTTATTACAGGTGTAAACGTATCTCTATTATCTAATAAATATCTTACAAAATTTTCATCTATTTCAGCATTAAGAGCTGTAGGTAAACTTTGTTTTATAAAATCATTTAATTGTTTAGTTTTAAACTCTGCTTCTTCATCTGTAAATGGAGTTAATTTATCTGATACTCCTGTGTCTACGTATTTAGGAAGTGCTTGTAATTGTTCTGATAAGTTTTCTGATATTGTATTAATGTTAGTAGTTATGTTTTGAAAAGTTTCTTGCTGTTGTTGTAACATTAATTGTTGTTGTTTTTCTTTTTCTAAATCAGACTGTTCTTTTTCAGTCATAGTCATTATGTCCGGACTAACTTGGTCATCTTTGTAAGTGTTAATAACATAATCACCTAACTCTTTCATAAATTTTCTTCTATCAGAATTAGAAGGTTTCTCACCATTTTGTTTTATGTATCTTTGTTCAAATTCTTCTATTTCTATAATCATATAATTTGTAGCATTAAAAATAGCTTGATTACCGTTTGGTTGAAAAATACCACTAGTATTAGTAAAATTACCCTTAACACCTGCTGTAATTAAATCTAATTGTGAAGAATATGTACTGTTTGATTGATAAACAGGTTTTAAACCTTTGTCTAAATTTGATTGTTGTTTTTCAAAATAACTTAAAGCAGTTGTAAGTTGTGCTGTAGGTATTTTTTCATCAACAAAAGCTGTTACTAATTCATTCATATTATCATATGTACCTAATAAAATATTAACTTTAAAATTATCAATAGCGGCAGGGTCAGTATCTGCAAACCTATCAGTTCTATTTAATTCATCAAAAGCGCCTGTTAATCTAGGGTCAATAGCAACAAGTTTATCTCTTATATTTTTTCTTTCTAAAAATGTTTTAGGTGTGCCATCTTCATTATCAGAAAATGCATCTGAAAAATAACTTTTAATAGTTTGTTCTTGTTGATACTTTTCATTAACTCTATTTTGATTTTCTATAGTAACTCTTTTAGAATTTAAATCACCTATTAATTTAGAAACATCTTTTCTTTTTGTTTCTTTTAAAGAACCTAACTGCATCCCATCTTTACCAATACCTCTTTGTGATGATAATATTTTTAAAGCTTTATCTATTTCATCTGTAGAAACAGCAGTGTCATATAAATTCTTTGCATATGCCATTACAACTTCATTTATTTCTTCATTAGAATACATGTATCTAGCACCCTTTTCACCTTCTTCTGGTGGTAATGGCGTTTTTAAAGAATTAGCTGTAGCCCATACATCTTCAATATCTGAAGCTGATATAATCTTAACACCTTCTTCTATTTTTTTAGTTTTAGTAAAATTGTTTCTAACTTCAGCATCTGCTAGTGCTTCTTTAGCTTTGTAATTATTAAATACCGCAGAAAAACCTAATGCATAAGAACCATCTTTATCTGCAAAACTAGGTAGATATTCTTTATAAAAAGCAGGTAAATTAGTTTCTTGAAAATCATATTTGTTTTTATTTTCTTCAATTCTTTTTATAGCATCAACAGCTTCATGTCTTCCCCTGTGATATTGTACAGTTTTATCTACATATCTTCCAGACAATTCAGGGTGTAAACCATCTAATATTTCTTTGTTAATAGTTGTAGTATCTTTAGTTGCATACAATTCATTCATCTTTTGAACTGCCGCATCTTTTTTATTTTGAACACCTTTGTCATAAATTCTTCTTAACGCAGGGTTTACATCTCTTTGTAATATATCAATTAATTCTGAAGTTTCAGTTGATGTTGCCGCATTTACATTACCTGCAAATGTTGCTCCCATGTATTTATTTGTAACTCTTGATTTGTATGCCATTATGATGCTACTACCTCTCTTGTATCTGGTTTTTGATTATCTTTAAATTTTTGATAGCCTTCAGCTCCTATAGTTGCAACTTGTAACATTAAACCAGTTTGACTAGGCATAGGAACAGGTCTAATACTATTATATCTTCTTTGTTGCGCCGCATATGCATCCTTTTCTTGTCCCATTAATTTTATTATATCAGTTTCATAATCTCTAGCGACATCTAAAAATTGTAAATCGTATGTGCCTGCAATGTCTTGAATAATTTTATCTCCATTACCGGCATTTAAATTTAAAAGTTGAGCTTGTTTTTTATTTTTTTCTTGATTTAATCTAAATTCTTCTGCTTTCTTTTCTCTACTGGTAGTAACATATTCTCCATCAATTTTAGATAAATCATTTAAATATGCTTGGTCAGAATTTTTTCTTGTTTGTTCGTTTGCTTTTATTTGTGTTTTAGCTACAGCTCTTTGATTACGATATTGCATTACTGCTGTTCCTATTTTTAATGCAGTTACTACATCACACATAATTAATTATTTGTCTCCTTCATCATTAATAAAAAAGGCATTTTACCAAAACCATAATCACCTATTTCTTGTTTTGGTTCAAAACCTAAATACTGAAGCCATTTAAGTGACTTCCAATTTCTTTTATCTACAAAGTTATAAAGATATTTATAACCTTTACCCATCTCATTTATCCAATGTGGACATTCTTTAATAAATTGTTTTGTATGTTTAAACAATATTTCACTAGACAACATCCATGCTACGCCATAATCCGGCTCAGAACATTTAGCTACTCCAAACATTCCTATAACACCTTCAGATTTTGTTCCTATAATACTATAAATTTTACCATTAGGTTCCGTAAATGGAAATACTAATGCTTCTAAAGGTGATGAATTATTAGAAGCTCTAATCTCAGCTCTATCATCTTTACGTATTCTAGGTGCTAACTCTAAAGCATCTTTTAATATAGCGGGTCTAACATAGTTTTCTCTGGTCATTTATTAAATCCTTGTTGAACGATTGTGATAATAACCCTCTACTTCTGCACTAGCAATATACATTGGCAAATGTGAAGAGCTTTTAATATCTAAAATAAAATCTGTATTTCTACATGAAACGGGTACTTTAATAGTTCCGGAACTAATTGCAGGTACACCTACTTTACTAGTAGCTGTCCCTATTACATATCCGTTCATAAATGAATAACTTGTTGTTCTACCATTAGGTGTTACTTCAACTTGAAAATATCCAGAATTTTCATAATTAAAAGATATATTTCTAATTTGATAACGACCTGAAGTAATAGCTACTAAACCTCTACCAGAACTTTCTCTAACATATTGCTGAGATAATCTGTATTGAGATGCAAAAGGCACACCAATATATAAATTAGTATGGTTTCCTTCTAATGTATATGTTGAACCTGACGTATTAGTAATTGCATAGTTATTACCATTTGTAGCATCTACAGCTATTAAACCTGTTTTAACACCATAAGGTGAAGTGAATGTTGTTAAATTTGTATTACTATCATAAGTTCCCGTAACATTTGCTTTTAAATCTAAATAAACATTAAAACCTATTGTAGTATCTTTTAAATTTCTTAAATCAATTTTTATTAATTTTGTGTTAGTACCTTCAACAACCATCAAATAAACAATACTTTCAAAAGACATACCACCTAAAATTTTGGCATTATTAAATACCCATCTTGACCATGCTGTTTGAACTTTTTCACCTCTATCAAAAAAGTATTTATAAATATACATAGTACCCCCATTTATAGAAGTAACCGGTGAAACTATTGAATAAGGAGCAGTTTGTGTATCTGCTGTGTCTGATGCTAATGCAATTAAAGTATCTTCTGTAGTATTACTAATTATTTGATAAACATTAGTTGGTATTAAATTTTGTACTGAAACTGTAATATCTAAACCATCATTTGTTAATGTATCATCATCAGCAAAATATTCTCTTATAGCTGTGTTATTATTTCTAGCTTGTCCAAAATAAGCGTATTTACCTGCTGATACAGGTTTAATATTTGTATTAAACTCAAATGCTGATACTTCATTCAAAACAGCACTTGTGGGTGTTAAACTTTCTCCAACACTTCCTAATTTGTATTGAGCTTTTTCAGAAAATAATAATAAACTTTCATTAAATGCAACACTATCAAACAATGTGTTAACTTCAGTTCCTGATGCCGCTATATCAATAGGGTCAGTATCTAAAACTTGAGTTACTGTTTTAGAAAAGAAATTAAAAAATTCAGCATTTTCAGAAAATATTAAATTATCTCTTGATAATATTCCTAATCTATTTTTATAAAATACTAAATTATTAATTTTATTATTAACAAAACTAGGATTTGCATTTGTTATACCATCACCTGATAATCTATCGTTCCAATCTATTTCTTGAAAAGTAAATGTACCATCATTGTTATTTATTAATGCATGTGGCATTGTTGAATTATTTAATCCAAGACTAACATCAGGCGCTATAGTTTCTTTCCATAAACCATCTGATTGATATTGAACCCAATAATCAGATAATGTATCACCTTCATCACCAGTTACTTTAATTTTAGTATCAGTGCTTGCATGATAAGGAAGTTTTGTAAAATCAACTATTTCATCTCTGACAGAATACATACCATTATTACCTTCACCATCACTGGTTTCTAATTCATAATTAGCATTGTTGTCAATTACTACTCCTCGTATTACTGAAGGATATAGTGTCATATTAAAATAACTTGTAACACCTGAATATGTTCCTATACCTTGTGTTGTAGTTAGTGTAGCACCTGTGTCTGTTCTTGTTAATGCAAAAGAAGCTGAAGATGAACTATCCCAATATGCACTAGATTCCCCCTTAAATAATATATCAGCTACATGTGATGTATCTCTATAGTTAGCATCATGTGTTAAATTAGAACCTGTAGGCATTTGTAAAGATGCTTTTATACCATAAGACATATTAGGATGTTTTAATTCTATAGTATATTCTCTACCGTAATTAGTTAATATAACATTAATATAAAATTCTTCTATTTTTGACGCACTAGTAGTAGTATCTGCTAAAACTGTTTTAGATTTATTAGCAATAAAAGTATAATCGGCAATGTTAACTAATTTAAAATCTGATTTTGGATTACTAGATGTTAAATAACTTGCGCCACTTGCAATAGTAACAGGTAATTCATTACCTTGTAAATCATAAACTTTTACACCACCATTATAAAAAACAACCATATATTGATTGTTTGAATCTCTTTGTATAGACCAAAATTTAACTGTATTAGGAAATACATTTGTAGCATCTAAAGTTGCAACATAATCAAAAGAAGGTCTTTTAGATAAACCATCTACAATATTATTTTGTAAATTTATCTGTTCTTCCCCTTGATTAATACCTCTCTGAGTTGGTGTTTGTTGTGAGATACCATTCAGAAAATTAGGAATACTCTGTGATACTACACCACCCATTAATAAGTCCTTCTAGTTGGTCTATTAATTATTGAATATGTATTACTATCACCTTCTAATATATTAACATCTGCTTCTTGACTATCAGCTTGGTGAAATGCCATTAAAGCTTCATTTTCATCATTAGCAATTAATTTAACAATTTCAGTATCACCAAGAAATCTTGAAGCAAATCTTCTTGAAGCTTTTTGTGTGATGTATTGTCTTGCATATTCTGGAAGTTGTTCAAATTGTTGCACTAAAACTATATCAACTTCAGGTACTATTGTAAAAACATCTGTATGTTTTTCTAAATCATAAAGATAACCATTTCTAAGCGTTACATTTATATATCTAAAATTTTTACTTGCATCAACTTTAACACAATTTGAAGGTAAAGGAATTTTGTTATCTTGGTCTAATGCTAAATTTTTGTAATTTTCGTGAGTATTAAAATGCCATCCTTGAGATTGAATTGACATAGAAGTTTCATCTAAAATATTTTTTGCTGTAGAGACATCAACTGATGTAGTGCCTGTAATTGAGTTAACTGGAGCCTCACCGATAACAGACAACATAATGTTTATCGCTTGTAACTCAGTTGTTGGTGTAATTTGTGTAGTCATAATTTCCTATAAATTTATAAAAAGAAATGGCGGGTTAACTCTCGCGCCCCCGCCACTTCAAGATTAAAGTTAAGCTATTAAGCTTCTTTAATTCCTACAGCCGCTTCAGGTCTTAATACTCCGTGACCCATAGCGTACTTAGCTACCATCAATGTTCCTTGACGTCTAATATCATATTCTGACTCGACTGCCAAATCCATTAATTTTACAGTTCCTACAGCAGAAGGATGAGATACCAAACATACGTAGTTTGATAAATCAACAGCTTGAGGGTTTGAACCACCCGCAGTTGCTGAACCTGCTTCTGGAGCCGCACTGATAGCAGAGTTTACAAAGTGTGCAGTTGGAATTAATTCAATTCCTGCTACTCTCATAACTTTACCATCTGCAATTGAACCTTGACCTGAGAAGTCAACGTTAACTACATTAGTACCGTTAGCTAATTTGTAGTACTCTTCTAATTTGATAAACGCTTTTCTACCTTCTTTTGGAACGTAGTTAGCATCTAATTGTTTAGCCGCATCAAACAAACTGTCTATCATAGCGTTAGCCGCAGTTGAAGCTGTAGCTGAAGCAATGTTAGTGTTTGTTAGTACAGTTCCTGCACCATATCCGCTATCAGATACGTTTGCAGAAGCTTGTGCCGCTTGACCAATAGTTTGTAAGATATGCTTATCTTTTTGGAAAGCTAACGCTCTACCAATTTCTGTAGAGTAAGCGCTTCTTACATCCCAATGGTTTTTTGCCTCTTCAATATTTGATAAAAATACTGAAGATAAAAGTAGGTCATTAATTGTAATAACCTTCTCGTTGTGGTTTACATCAGAACCAGTTATTTCAGCACCTGCTGTATGGTATGAAGCACCCACTCTTCCCATTACTGGGAAAGTTGCAGATTTTCCGCTAGAAATACTTCTAACCATTTCTGCACCTTGTGTAACTGAAGCTCTATCAAAAGAAGTTAAAACTTCTCCTGCAAAAACTTTCAGAAACAGAGCGTCTTCAGAACCACCTGCATTTACTCTTCCAACTGATACTGGAGTTGCGTTTGCCATAGTGTTCTCCTTTTTTGTTATGACGTTTATTTATAAAAGCCTCTACATATGTTTCAGTTTCATATTCAAGATTGTCACCCGCAGGCGGTCAAGTTATTACACTTTATTAAATATGTGTTGGCAAGTTGCCCGCTAAAAAGCGTGCACAACTATCTACACTTCCATTTACGTAATGCTAAAGCTTTTCTTGTAGGTTGACCATTAGGTT